ATAATTGCATTACTAAATAATTTAATATTATTATCTAATAAACTATCTTTAAGTTTATCATAAATAATAGGGTATTCGTTTGTATTGGGTTCATATTCACTGTCACCAAAACAAACGGTGGGATCAGGAATGACCACACCGTGTTGAGATATATTATGCAATATCTACGTCTTTCGTTAGATCAACAAAAGCTAATTTTTCTGTTGCTCTTTTATTTGTAGCTTCATCAGGTGCCGTATGGTGAAGTTTATTATAATAGTCCATAAGCGCATCAACACTATCATTCTCAATTATATCTTTTAAATATTTATCTGATCCTTTCTTTTGGAACATGTCGGCTTCAAAAAGTATCTGTTGTTTTAGTGGATCGAGCTTTGTAGCATCACCGTGTTTAGCCGCATCTTCTGCCCAACTTGGTAGATTATCTTCGCCTACAGTGTTTTTAAGTCTGTTAACGGCCGTCTTTAGTGCACCTTTGGTAAACTGGTATAGACCTGCTGCACTTGATGTTGGGTTCTTAGCCATTGGATTGTTGTCGCTTTCTACATCTTTAATATAGTTTCCAGCATTAACAATTTTTTTTATTGCACTTGTTTTACCACCTTCAATATTATCAAGGTCAAATCTTTCTAAGTTTGTATCTCTAACTTGTTTTAATAAATTAATATCTTCTGTAGACATTTCTTTCTCCATTGGTTGTTGTATGTTTTGTGCTCTTTTAGCTTGTTCTAAAAAGTTTAAAGCCCTACGTTCTTCTTCCTTCTCCTCTTCTTCCATCGGTGGTTGTATTGGCTTAACTACTGGTGGAATTGATGGGTCTGGTCGTCCGACTGATGCAGCTTGATCAACGGCCATCTTTAACATATCGGTAGCTTGTACTGGTCCTCCTGCTGCTAAATTCTGTTGATCGTTAGTTGCTACGACAACTTTATCTTTGTCTATCATCTTTAACAAGTCCATAACAACTTTTGCTGTTACATTCTCTGTTTCAGATTTTTTCTTTTCATCAAGCTTTGCTGCTTCTACCATTGCATCTATCTTGATCTCTTTTTCTTTAAGCTGTAAATCTTTTAATTCCAGTTCTTTTTTATTTTCGATTGCTTGTTTTTGAATGTTTAGGTTTTGTTGCTCTATACTATCCAGTCCACCTTGCGCTGCTAACTGGTTAGCTTTCAATATCTGTTGTGCACTTTCTGCCATGATTGCAGTGAGACTAGCGCCTTGGTCTACTTGACCCTCTTGCGCTTTCATTAGTCCACCCATTTGCTCTTGGAATCTTAGAACCATATGTTCACGAATGTTTGCTAGTAATACTGGTTCTACTTGTTTCATAATAGGGTTGGCACCATTGAGCGGGTCTTGAACGTAAGCGGTCTTCACGGCGATGTGAGCATTGTGATCTTGTCCTGGAAATGCTTTGATCGGCTGTCCACGTGTAGCCGACATGATATCGGCAAGAGGATCTTGTTGGATCGCCTGTTGAGGCGCATTCATGAATCGCTCTGGATTATCGACATTAGCTGCGGCAAGAACCGCTTTGTTTACCTCTGGCATATTGAAAGTTCCCGGAGGTGACTGCGAAGCCAACTGTAACATCAGTTGTGCTTGCGCTAATCTATGTGAGTTCGATGGGATGTTTGGATCACTAACAGGAAGTACGTCGATACGGCCATCGAAATCTTGCTTGAATACTTCGGCAGACTGTCCTATAATATCATAAGGATAAGCAGTCGGTAAAAATTCATTGTTTATTCTAGCTAATATTTTAAACTCGTCTCTTTGAGACTTGTGGAGTCGTTTGTGAATTGCTGAAAAGAACTTACCTGATGCTTCTAATAATGCTAATGTCGTGCCAACCGGACCATAGTTCGTTGCATCGGACACTACTTGATCTGTCGTGTCAGCAAATTTCTGGCCAGCAGTGGCTACAAAGCCTAACATTTGATAAAGAGTCTGAGACGGTTCTTTATACGGAAGAGGAACTATGGACTTGCCCAAATCTAAACCCGTTGACTCAACGTCACGAAACTCCCCCGGCATTATCGGAGAATTATCTCCAACAACTCTAACACCTCTAGCTTTAAAACCACCCGGTAAATTAGAGAACTGACCTGCATCAATCAATGCTCTCATTGCAGCTGTAGCTGACATGGTTAGATTACCAAGGAAATGAATTAATCCTAATCCGTAGAATCCAAAACCTGGTACAAACTTATAACTAACAAAGTGTTCTCTTTTTACAAATCGTGGATCACCATCATTCCAGTTACGACGAATACTAAGAACCTTCTTAGAACTTTTATCTATTGTAACAATGTATGGATAGGCTACACCAGTTGGACTGTTGAATGGTTCTGGTAAATCTAAATATAAATGTTGTTCAATTAATACATAGCTTGGATCATATGGGTTCTCATCATATGCCGATAGTCCCATGATCTGTTCTGCTTTAGATGTAATGTTACCTCTATCTGTTTGCTCTGGATCTCCAAGATCAGTTTCTCGATACATACCTGCATCCATATCTTTTCGTAAATCATTTTCAGAACGATAGATAATATGTGAGTAACGATCGGCACGACGAAGATCGGATACTAAATTAGATACGTGAAACTGATCGATAGGTATGAACTCTGATATAGGTCGTCCTAATGTTTCATCGTAATAAACTTTTTTAACTGCCGTACCAATTAATGGTAGATGAAATAACATCTTCTCAAACTCATCGAAATATTCTGGCATCTCTTCGGTGAGTTGATAGTTCATGAAATCTTTTACACGTTGCGCTTGTTTTTCTTTCTCTGGTGTAGGTGAACCTACCACTTGAGTTTTAACTGGACCTTTGCTTGGAAATAATTCTTGTGATGCTTTTGATTGGAACTTAACTGCATTCTCAATAATCAATGGATGTGTTGCTGTACATGCACCATCAAACGGTTCTGTTGTTTCTTCTAGTTTAAGACCAAGTAAATCAAAGCCTCGTTCAAATGTCTGTTCCCACTCTTCTCGTGAATCTTTATCAGCCGTATAGTTATCCATAACTGTTTGAGCTATGTCTTCTAAATCTTCTTCTTCCATTAAATCTGCAAGGTTCATATAGAAGTCTTCACTGATGGAGGCTAATACCTTACCACTATCTTCGTTTAAATCTATTTCAACTTCACCAGTTGTTGGGTCTACATTAACTGCTAAGTCTTCTTCTTGTTCTTCATCAATGTTTACATCAATACCGAGTGCTTGAGACTGAGTATTAACCTTCTCTTTTGCTACTTCAATTGGTGTTGATATATCGTCTGGGTTTTTCTCTATTGCCATAATTAATTAGATACCTTCCAATAGGTTGCCTTATTTTTTTTATAAGTATTATCACTATCACTATAATACGGATCATGGGGATGTTGCAAGTGCCAAGAATCTTTCATATAGTGTACTGCCATGACCATAGCATCTACTTGGTCATCATGAGCCGCATTTGGAAAACTAATTGCTTCATCAAATAATGTCTGCGCCCATATTTTATTTGGTAACCAAACCCTTCCCGCTTCCAATAATGGTGAAGCTGCATAGGCTCTAGCTACCTTATCACGATCTGGGGTGTATTCCAAAACTGGTAGACCCGCTCTTCGTAAATCTTGTATTAAACTTTGACCACTGGCTTTCTTCTCGATGATAACCATATCTGGTTGGTGGTCCTCATAGGCATCTTGTGCATTCTGTCGTAACTCTGGATATTCAAATCGACCACGAATGTTACCTAGTAATATTAAATTACCAATATCTCTTTCAACTCCTTCACTATCTTTTTCTACAGTAACAAAGATACCCCATGTTTGTATAACACTAAAGTCTGCCGTTGTTCGTGTAGAGAATGCCGTATCTAAAGTTTGTATTACAAAATCACAATGTGGTGGATCAACCTCATCCCATATTCTAAACCATGACTTTTTAAGAATACCACCTTCATCTGGCACTGGATTCTGCATGTACAATGATTCCCAGTATCGTGAACCATTATGTCTACGTATTTCTAATTCATCATTCTTTAATATTTCTTTTGGTTTCCATTCTGGAAAATAAGAATCACCTACTGGTAAGTTGAGTATCTTACTGCTTGTTTCATCTACCCATGCTGGTATACGAATAACTTCCCAGTTTAATGATTTGTCTTCATCATCGCCTTGGTTTGATAATAACCAACCACAGATATCATCTTCATGATAACGAGTGTTAATGATAACTATAGAGCCATTCGGCATAAGCCTTGTCCGTAAACCTGCTGGATACCATTCTTTAATATATCTTCTGCCTGCTTCACTGAATGCATCTTCCTCTGACATTACGTCATCAAGTAAAGCTACGTGCGCACCACGACCAGCTATCTGTGTTCGTACACCAGCTGCTACATATACACCGTTTTTGTTTGTCTGCCATTTACCAGCAGCCCTAACATCGGATCTTAGTTTTACATCTTCGAATATTGATTGATAGTCTGGGTCATTCACCACATCTCTTACACTTCTACCAAAGTCAGAAGCTAACTGATCACTGTGTGATACCGACAGTATCTCGTGATTAGGGTGGCGACCAAGATACCATGCAGGAAATAGTTTAGAACAGATAAGGGATTTAGAACTACGAGGTGGTAAGAATACCATTAGTCTTTTGACTTCACCTTGTTCCACTTGTTGTAGCTTTTTACTGATAACATCTATGTGTCTACCCATTTTAAAGTCAGCAACAAGTTTAGGGGCAAAGGCTTCTATGAAACCAGAGAAATTCTCACGTACATTTTGGAAAGCTAGGTAACGAAGCTTCTCAATATCCTCGTCGCTTATAGGTTCATTACTTTTTAGGTTCATCGTTTGACGATACGACTTTTAGACCTGCAATCTTTACAAGTCTTTCTACGTCTTTCTTTTTATCACCACTCTCAAAGCCAGTTGTCTTTACAGTCTGCTCCACTTTATCCACAAACATACCTAAATGTTTAGCAATATGTTCCATTGACTTGTTAGCATTTGTAAAATCACTGTCTTGCATAGCTTCATTGTAAACTTTAGCTAGTCTTTCTAGAACTTTTTCTTTTGTCCACGTAATTTTAGTTACAGCTTCGTCTTGATACTCTTTGATTCGCTCCATAACCTTTTCATTCTTCATAATTACTCTAGCTTTGGCTCTAGTTCGTGCATCATTCTTGTCTGGTTGGTAACCTGCGGCTAAATATGCCTTGACTTCGTCGCCGTGGCCTGCAAATTCCATGCAAAACTTCTCTTGCATAGCTGTGAGTCCACGAAATGTAGGAACTTTTACGTTATTGTCCTCTGGTTTTTCTAACATTCTCTTTTTATACTCCTCTGGGTTCTTTTTTTCTAGCCTTCTTAGTCTACGTCTCTCTAATTCTGCCTCTATTTCTTTTAATTCTTCGCCTCCTCTATATATTCTCGCCTCTCTTTTAACTTTATGCAAGTTAATCAGCTCTTCTTCTGTCATTTTTCCGTAGAGTATGTGTACTTTTTTCTTTGTCATAGTCTTAAAAGCTTTGAAGGGAGGATAATAACCCACAACTATCACTCCCTCCTTCTCAAATACCAGGATTCCAAAGCTGTAGGAGACAAATGTAGCTTAAAACCTAGAATACTAGGACGTTTCTAGGTGGATTCTACTGGTACAACCAATATAAACAAGTAATTGACATTATGCAAGTGTTTGTTTACAATGCGAAACATGAGACCAGAAGAGTTTTTATACCAACCCATGATACTCTTAGATCACCGTATGATGGAATATAACTTCTGTATGCAGAACATACAGCACAAAGGTGGACACTATCTAGAATTTGGAGTGTATGAAGGTAAATCTATAAATTATTTAGCTAACCTTAACAAGAAAATTACATTTCATGGGTTTGATAGTTTTAAAGGGTTACCTGAGAAATGGTTTATGGGTCACAAAGTTGTGGAGGAAGGACACTTCGCCATCGATGGTTTGCCAAAGGTTGTACCGAATGTTGTACTTCACGAAGGATTGTTTGATAAAACCATACCGATATGGAAGAAAGATCACAAAAGACATATATCGTTTATTAATATTGATTGCGATTTATATAAGTCTACTCAAACAGTATTAGAATTATTAAATGATCAGATTGTTAGTGGTACACTTTTACGATTTGATGATTTACTAACATCTCCAATATCTCCGTATCCTAATTGGGAACAAGGAGAATGGAAAGCGCTGGTCGAATGGTGTCAGAAATATAATAGAAAAGTAAGACCCCTAGCTCGTTCTTGGAAACAAGGATGCACTATGACAGTGGAGGTATAATGGTTGAGCGAATTATGGACCCAAACAATATTAGGGCTGATCATTTAGAACGATACAACTTTGCTTGTAAGAAACTTGAAAAGCTAACAGAACCTGATCATGTTCTTGATATTGGTTGTGGTATTGGTTACGGTTCTGTAATCATGCATAACATAATGTCAAGTTGGGTGGACTCTATTGATAAGTCTGAAGAAGCATATCAAGTATTTCTTACAAACTTTTCACGTAAAGCTCCTAGAGTTAATTATATTCTGCAAGATTTTACAAAGTTGAAAAAAGGATCACTACGAAACAACTATGATGCAGTTGTGTCTTTTGAATTTATTGAACACATACCACCAGAACTAGCGCAAGATGTATTCGACCTTGCCGCAGAGAAGTCAAACATATTCATCGCATCGTCGCCGAATGAATGTGTACGTCCCCATAAACAACCACCAGTGAATGAGTTTCACTACAAGCATTACACCCCAGTTGAGTTTGAGGCTATGGGTAAGAAAGCTGGATTCACAAACGTGGAGTTCCACTGCCAGACCAATGGTAGTCACTACATGGTTAGACCCGGCCTAGAGCAAGGGAAGTTTATGATCGGAGTTTTTACAAAGTAGTATGGGTACCCTAGATTTTAAACAAAGGGGCCATATTTGAAAAACTGCTCATTTTGTCTATGGTAGACACAATATATAGAAGCAGCAGCAAGGGTAATTTTTTAGCCCCCAGTCTAGATAGAGACTAGCCCACCCCACTATTTAAAATGAGGTGGATAGTCCCTAGCAATTACTTAACTGCCTTTTGAGTCTCTTTAACTAGTGGGGAATATTTCCCAGTATTCAAATCAACTCGACATTTTACTCCATCAATTTCCTCAATAACTATATTGGATTTTGGTGAGTTCTGAGTTGGAGTTTTTAGGGGATTTGATTTTATCCACTCTTGTAAACCACTCGTAATTTGCTTAAAACTAGCATCGTCCATAGTTCTGATATGAAATAACAACCATCCCATATTTTCAAGACTAGCAACATAAGATCTTTTCATGAAGCCTTTATACCATAGCCTAGCCATAGGACGTTTAACATTTTCAGTTACTATTGAAAAATTACCGTCAGAAATATCTTTATCTCTATCAGTAAATAATTCATATTTTTTTGGGTTTTTTGAAACTTTCATAATTATCTCCTTTAGTTATTTGAAAGTTAATTCTAATTTAGAACCATTCTAAACTAGAAAGCTAAAATTTCTTTTAGCATGATACCAATATATCATAGCTATCTGAATAAAGTCTGAATGAGTTGTTCATCTTATATTCATCTTAATATTTGGCTAGTAGTTTAGAATGATTATAAGTATCAAACTAACTAAGACTAAGACTAAACTAAATCTAGTATCTGTATTTAAATCTAGTTTAGAGTATCATACGAAGAAGATTCGCTAGTCTAGTTTAGAACTGTTCTAAATACATACTAAATACTTAGACTAATCCAGGAATATATACTTAGATTAAGACCTAGAATAGTAATAACTAGAACTAGTTAGCTATAGCTTTAGTGCATTTTGTTGTTGCAATTGGTCGAAAGTTCGGCTACCATCGGAAAATCGAGGCTTTTTGCCGATTTGTTTCGGTATTTAGTCTAGATATAATAATAACTTATACACTATTCTAGAGCATCTAGATTTCCTTCCCAATTCAGCTCTAGGATAGTGTACTAACAAAGGAGATAATATGTCTATATTAACTAAAGAAATACACGATGAAGCTATGGCAGAAGCTAAAAGAGTTTCACTAGAAAAGTACAATGAGTATGGAGACAGACTACCTTGTGGCTTTGCTTGGGTTTCAGTTTATGTCAACGGAAACACTAAACTAGGTAAAAGTTTTAAGGCTTTAGGTTTTAAGAAAGACTTTAGTAAGGCTTACGAACTATGGGATCCAAGTGGTCTTCCAGTACAGAGTGTTGACATTAAGGAAGCTGGTGCTAGAGCCTATGTCAAAGTATTACATAAATACTTACCACATGTCGAAATTTTTGCTAACTCAAGACTAGATTAAGGAGATACTGATGGCGTTAACAACAACAACTAAATCACAAAACAAAAAGATATCAGACTTAAAGAAAAAGATTTGGACTTCTGCTACATATCGTAGTGGAAGTTCTAATGTCTTTGGGACTTGTCCCTCAAGTTGTAAACTCAATCCATACCCTAATGAGTCTACAACAGAGTTTGATTGGGACTATGCAAACACACTAGTCAACTATGGTTGTCCAAAGAATGGTAGTGCTTTTACCTATACACACTTTGAAGACAAGTATGTTGAAGAGTTTGCTAAGACCTGGACTAAGGGTAAAACAGTTATCAATGTGTCTAGAGATACTCTTGACGATGCTATTGAGTCGTATCGTAAAGGGATACCTACAACAGTGACTACATCGATAGGCTTCATTGATAAAGTCGGCAGTTACAAAGGTGTAACCTTGTCTAGATGTCCAGCTGAATATCAAGACGAGAGAAACTGTGCTAACTGCAAGCTATGTGCTAACCCAAACAGAACATCGATTGTGGTGTTTACTGCACATGGTTCAACTAAGAGCAAGGTTGGTAAGACTGAGCAAGGTGGTTGTTATGGTACTAATGGACCAGTAGCTTGGGCATGGAAAAAGACCATGAATAAAGCTAACCTTGATGAAAAACAACAACTAATAAACTGGATTGAAAACGATGTACCTACTGATGGCTTTGTAAGACATCATGTCGTTGGAGATTTAGGAAAGGAGATAACTAATGGAACTATTAAATGAAACTTTTAACGAGGTCTATGTAGACTGTGATAACGATAACGATAGCTACTATATTAGAGAATATATCCAACTTGATATGTTTAAGGACTACACAATGGCAGTCGTTTTACCTAGAGATGAAGACGATGAATTTTGGTTTAGTGATTATTGTGCTACTGTTTTCATAGGTACTAATCGTTACAAGGTAGAAGATATGTTTACGAATGTTCTACAAAATCATCCAACCAATGTTGGTAGGTTTCTATTAATCGAACAACCTTTACATAAACTATATAACAAGGAGTGGTAATGCAACAAGTAGCAGTATATAGAAATTTACATAAAAACTGTTTGTCTATTCAATCTAGAGAACGAGAGGACTATGGGAAGATTATTGGTTATTGTAAGTCAATATTTCTTAAACGTCCTAAGTTTGTTGTCAGAGAAAAGGGTAGACTAAAAGTTATTAAGGAGAGTAGAAAGAATGTCCATGCTTTTATAGTGGGTGAATGTCCTAACTTAAATATATGGAGTTGGCAAGATAGGGATGTAACAATGGGTGGTAACCCTACGACTAAAGTATTCTACAACCCTTACAAATATTCAACCTTTGTGGATAAGGATGGCAACCCAGTCCATAAAGCAAGAGCCGTTGTGGTTAATACTAACTATATACAAGCCGATATTACAAAGGAGAACTAATGGAACTAGAATCATTTAAGATAGCTCATCTATCTAACATATTAAAAATATTCTGCACTAATGAAAGTCTACCTTACATGAGTGCCGATGACTTGTTACACGACCCAACAATAGCTAAGACACCACTACAAACTAAGTGGTTGCAGTTTTATTGTGAGTGGTGGAACGAGTGTACTACTAACCCACAAACACATTTACATCAGAAAGGACAGACATCATGGGTTTTAAACGAGAAGAACTAAGACAAATTAGAGTCGAGCTTGAGAAAGCTATAGACAAACATCAACAAGTAAAGGATATAGACAAATATAATTTTACTGTTGGCAACTGTAGTTACAACGACTCTAAAGCTACATTCAAACTTGAAGTAACTATCAAAGGTGCTAAAAGTGAAGAAAGAGTAGCACTTGAAAAGAGTGCAGACTACTTTGGACTCGACCTTGATAAGGAACATCCAGAGTGGGTGCTTCTAGGATACAATCGTAAAGCTAGAGGATATCCAATACTAATGGAAAAGAAAAGCAATGGTAAAACTTACAAGTTTGACCTTGAGAATGCTAAGAAATTGTTTGGAAAGGAGGTAGCATAATGGACATTAAATTTGACGATCATATACCAATACCATCTAAGGAATCGTGTTATAAATACAGCTTTCTAGACAAGATGAAAATTGGTCAATCTTTTGTAGTTCCTTATACAGTAACTGCAAGACCAACCTATAATCAACAGTTCAAATCTCGTAAGATGAAGATGACTGCTAGAAAAATAGATAACAATCTTAGAATATGGAGGATAGCATAATGGAACTACAAACATTAGGCGATAAGGTATCAGATATATTTGATGCCATCGGTCGAATAGAAATGAAGTTACAAGACATTGATGACAGAGTAAATGAACTGTACTCTAAGGTCAACGATGGTCAGACAGAGATCAGAGATGAGATTCATGATGTCTATGTAACTTGTGATGGTATAGATTCCGAAGTGAAAAACATTGAGGGGTACTGTTCATCTATCAACTCGAACATCGACCAACTGAAAGACTGATTGACTTTCGCTAGATTAATTATATTATAGTTAGTCTAGTGGGGTAGTGATTTTTTAATTTCCTTTGTTACACTATCCCACTAGCCTAACTATAACTCGGTGATAGTTAGGTGGTATAACCCACACCGAAAAGGAGACGACAATATGTCACAAGCACAAAAAGATATGTTCAGAGAACAAGAACTGAACGAGATAGGCAAAGCCATTCCTAAGACTGATGGTGAATGTCTAAGTGAGATCATGCATAATGTTCTTAAAGACAGAAGACTATCCCTCGTTACTGAGGAAGAAGTTGAAGAGATGGTTAGAGAATATCTAGACTATCAAGCCATGAAACATGGACATTGGGGGACGTAGATGAGACTACTACAAGCATTTGCATTATATATCTTTGTAGTCTTAGTCATCTTTTACTTTCTACTATGGTTAAACAATTTATTATAAGGAGACACTATGCCAATTAGAAAATGGGATAA